AATTTCCGATTTTGTTTGACGAGATATATCGCCTGTAATTGATAAGTTTATTGTCTGATTATTACCCGAGTTACCAATGTTTGATTTCATCGGTTCCAAGTTTGTTGGATTAGTCATCATGCTTGAGCTGTTTATTGGAGCTATGCTCGGCATATTGATGTTATCAGCTAGTCCACCTTGAGCAAGTTTCTTTATTCTACCTGAATTTATAGTTGTCAATAACTTCAAATTTTCTCTGGTTGATTTTGCATTGACGATAAATTCACCATTGGATAGCATAGCAGGTATTGAATCTGAAGTTCCTGTACCTTTTCCTTTTACCTGTCCAGCAACACCACCATCGGCAAGAAACAGAGCACCTATACCAGCAAGGCCACTAAGACCACCTCCTGAACTACCTCCGCTAAAAAGGCCTGAAAGACTGTCCCAAAGACCACCAAAAATGTCCATGAGATTGCCGCCAAAACCATCAAGCAGTTTGCCTATAGTTCCATTTTCTCCAAACAATCCTGAAAATGTTTTAGTCAAAGAATCTGTGATACCGCTGAACATGCTTTCATCAGGTCTGGCAAGTAGATTTGGTATACCTTCAGAATTTAATCCACCATTAGCACCTTTAAACAAATCACCAGCTTTTCCAAGCGCACCTGCAGTCCCTGTGTCGCAACAGCAACCATTTGAGCCACCCATGCCTCCAGTATCGCCACCACCAAAAATGCCCGACAGACCGCCAAAAAGACCACCACTTGCACCGCCACCGAAGCCACCACCCACAGGTTGCCCTGCAGTCGCTTTCGATGTGGATGTGGAAAATATATTTGAAAAGAATCCTGTTATTGAATCCAATATACCGCCACTTTTTGATGAAGATTCACTTGAAAACATTGAACCCAATCCATCAAGAACATTACCAAATATGTTATATATACCTTCGCCCATTGATTGAGCAGCATCTGCAATTAAGCTTCCGGGTCCAGTTATCCTATCGGTTATTCCTTTGGCAAAAGTATCCACAACAGAATTGCTTATACCTTCCATAAGAGTACTTGTGAATGTTGAAAATGCAGATTCACCTTCAGCAGCTTTACCTTTTAACAGATCGGTAAAAGCTCCTCTGAATGTTGTATCAACAGTATCTCTCATATTTACACCGGCTTCTCTTATAGCATTACGCAGATAGTCAATAGCATAAGGTATTCTACCCAGTTCATCGGTATAATTGTCAATTTTCTTTTGCAAATTTACAGTATCAAAACCTTTTGATCTTGCTTCTTCAAGTTTAACTTGGAGTTCCGACAGCTTCATTTTGATTTTTGCCGCTTGTTCAAGCTGAGATTTACTTGCCAGATTCTTAACCTCTTCACCAAAACCATCAGCAGCATCCAAAACACCTTTGAAATTACTCTTGGCCAGTAGCTTACCTATTATTTCATAATCTCTCTTTTTGGCGGCCAATTCACCACTCAATAAAGTTTCCGAAGACAACTCACCAATCTTTTTATCAGACTTGGGTTTGGCAAGTAAATTCGGAACATTTTCAGAATTCAATCCGCCATTAATTTTTGAAACTATATCTTTTCCTATTTCAGGAGTTTTTGTAGTATCAACAACCGATTTATCAAAAGACTCTTTAAGAGCGTCAACAGACTCTTTTAAATTATCTTGAGAAACAACCAATGGATTTTTGTCGTCCAATATACCTTTAAATTGTGTTTGAAAGTCTTCCATAACTTTTTGAATATCTTCACCTTTACCTACTCGGTTAAGAATATCAGCTTGCTCAGGAGTAAGTTGTAAGTTTGATGCTTTTTGAAAAGCTTCTTGATAACTTGCTTTTTGAGTAAGTTCACGTCTTGCTTCTGGAGGCAACATTGCATATTGTCTGAACGATGCTTGACTATCAGCATAGATACTTTTAAACTTATCAAAACCCGCTTTGGCACCACCGACAAGAGCCGATTCTAAGCTTTTACCTAAGTCCGAAAATATAGAAATAAACTCACCCTGTAACATAATCTCTTTCATTTTAGCTAAAAGATTTCTTGTTGCATCGGTCAATTCGCCACTATTAATTGCTGATTGTAATTCAAGCTTAAGTTCTTCAGCTGTATCTTTTATTGCCGCTATAAATCCTGTTGAAAAATTTGACAAGTCTATCAAAGAAAGATTTGTTTTGAAAATACTATTAATATTTCCAATAACAGTTTCCAAAGAACCATATTCATCGACAATACTTTTCCCTTGTTTCTCAATAAGGTCAAGTTCATGATTAAGATCTTTAAATGTTTTCAAGTCAGTCGGTTTAGCCAATTCAGCTTTAAGAACACCTATGCTTTTTTGAGTATCAAGTAAATCTTGTATTGCATTGTCAGGAAGTAAACTTATTTGTTCAGCCGATGATATGCCAAAATCTGATAAAGCTTGTTTGATCTTATCTCCTGTAGAATACGCAACTTCACTTGCACTGATCATGGCACTTTCAACAAGTTCCATTTTCTTTTTAATAATAGCATCAAGCTCTGTTTTAGATAATTTATCTTTAGCTTCCTCGACTTGCATATCAAGTAATCTGACGGCATTTCCTGCGGCCAATATACTATCATATGCAGAGGGGCTTAACAATTGGATATCTTGTGGTGCCAGATTTAAACCGAGTCGACCGATCAAGTTACTGAATGTTTCAGGGTCAAGTTTCTTCAGAGATGTTTGAAGTTGATTTATTTGTTCTTCAATACCCGGAATTGCTTCAAGATTCTTATTTTCTTTCTCAAAGTCAATAATACTCTGTTTGAGTTTGTTAATCTGAGTAATTGTGGCTGTGGCGGTATCAAGACCAACTCTGCCGACAGCATCATAAAGACCGACATTGGCTTTTTCAGCTTGAGCCTTAAGAGCAAGTGTGCTTGCTGCACCTTTGGCGGCATTTGTATCAAGCTCTTCTTGAAGCTTCTTTTGTTCAGCTAAGTTGGCTTTCGATGCGGGTAAGTAGTCTCCTTTTTGTATCCCCCACATATCTTCCAAAGTACCCAGTCTGGGTTGAAAATCCATTTGACTTGATTGCAAGGCATCTTGAGAAATGAACAAAGAAGTGCCGATCGTATTTAAGTCTTTAACAGCCTTGGTTTTTAGGTCTTCCATCCTCAAGAACAAAGCATTCCATTTTTGAAAATAAGCATCTGCTTCAGCGTCCGAGAATGTCAATGCCATTTCTTCAGTGATACCTGTGATACCGATTTTGGCGGCCAACTCAACAAGTTTAAATTGTTTTCTTGTATTGTCCAAGCCGACTATCTCGGTGGAATATCTTGTAATAAGAGTTTTGACTTCTTCGATTTGAAGTAACACTTTATTTTGTTCAGCGGTACCCGCAGTCTTAAGCCATTGCTCAGCAAGTCTTTTCGCTTCCTTCGATAACATGTCAAGTCTATTCAAAGTCTCATCATCTTTGATAAGCATTTTACTTGCATCGAAAGTTATATCAAGTTTCTTAAAATTAGCTGAAATGGATAATAGTCTTTTCTGAAACTTGTCAATGCCCTTGGTTTGTGCATCATTCAATCTTGCCCAACGTAGTTGAGCTTCAATTTGATTCAAGAATGCAGTTGTAACCTCTTCCAACGGTGCTTTAAGTCTGGTTACAGATTCACCTATCTTGGACACTTCAACTTCTTTAAATAAATTATAATAAGCGTCAGTAAGTCTGTTCAAGTCTCTTTCGATTGAGGGATCAATGGTCAGCTCTTTTAACTGTGCAAGTTGGAACATTAAAGCGCTTTCGCGTTCACTTGGAGCTTGTCCTCCGATAGTGAACTTTCCTGCGGCAACATCTTCCGCCAATCCTCTCTTTCTTCCGGCAAAATATTCTTTCGATGCATCTGTCATCGCAAACCAAGACAACACTGTTTGTCCGGCAACTTGATTATAATATTGTAAAGAAATGGCGGATTGCTTAATATATTTTTCAACCTTCCCGAATGTATCGGTCGGATCCATATTCCTGAGTTGTAACAGACTTTTCGGAAGATTTGTGGCATCCACTTGTGTTTTTGCGGAAGCTTTTTCACCCAACAGATTAGCCCGTTTTGCCAATGCGGTTATTGTGTTTACTGTTTCAGGTGTCGGTTGAAGACCTTTTTCAAAATCTTTTGCCGCAGAGTCCAAGGCATCTTGAAGTTCTTTTATTGCATCTTTAGTTCTTTCTTTCTCTCGGTCGGACAATAACTCAAAATTTATATCTTCCAAATTATATTTCAATTCCAAAGGTAAACTTTTTGCTAAAGCTTCAGCTTCTTTCGAGAGTCCTGTTGTTGATGATAATGTCTTATCTTTCCCGAAACCTGAAATTTCTTTCAACTTATCGATCACAAGATCCAATTCAGTGAACAAGTTTCCTGAATCTCCGAATAACCATAAACCTATTGCACCGACAACCGCAGCACCGATAGCAAACAACCCCACGCCCGAAAGTGTGACACCCAAGCCGATCAGAAAGGCTGATACAGCAGATGTGATTGCACTTGCCATACTGAACGCAAGCATACCGCCCATCGCAAAACCTATCGAGGCAAGCTCATTACCGCCCATCATTCTTCCGGCAATTGCTCCCAAAAATGCACCGCCAGCAATCACACCGATACCGCTGAAAGCCTTAACGATTGAGCCTGTAAATGAACCGAGTTTTGTAACGGCACTTCCTAAGATAGGTGCTGTTGTGGCAGCAACACTACTCAATGCAGCTGTAATGCCGATACCTGCCATTTTAGATCTTGTCACAAGTAATGAAAGCATTTCAGAAAAACTTACTGCAGATTTTGCCGCACCTATTCCGACAGCTTTTGGAACTTCAATAGAAAATACATTTGATGCTATCGACTTAAAAACAACTATTGCCGCAGTTATGGCAGCAATCGCAAGTGTACCGTAGACTACGTTTTGTCCCCAACCTTCTTTAAATCCTAAGTTCAATTCACCGAAATACCCCTTTATCTGATCGAAAGGGTTTTTCTTAACTTCCAATTTACTGTGAAACTCATCACTGGCGGAAGCCGACTTTGCAAAGAAAATGGCCAACAAAGCAAGCCAAGTGAGCATGCCGACTTTACCGAACACCAATCTACCGATAGCACCTTGAGTACCGCCCATTGTTGTCATGGAAGTTATGAAAGCACTACTTGCTGAAGTTATTGAAGCTAAGGCACCTTTGAAATTTCCTGTACTCAATGCTGTTGAAGACGCTTGAGCAATTGTTGAAAACATTTGTTTGGTCGAAGATGCTGTCTTGTTGACAAACGCATTAACCCCTACATCAAAGGCTTGAAATTTTGTCGAAGCAAATCCGATAAAATCATCTATCTTTGAACGTGCAATACGTAATGAATCTATTTTCATGGAACGCATATCAGCTTTTCCGCCCGATGCTCCAAACATATCCACTTGACCTGAAGGAGGAAACGGTGTCTTGCCGAACAAATCTGATTGTTTCGGTCCAAGCTTTTCAAAATCTTTAAGAGTCCTGTGGATTCCTGATGTTATCGGTTCCAATACAGATGTACGGAAGTTACCGACAATATTTGAAAGACCTGTTTTACCTGTCAGCATCAGATAGAATAACCCACCTTGAGCGATTGTATGTCCTATTGTCGAGTCATCAAATAAAGATCTGAACCCACCAAAAGCATCAATGACACTCAGTAACGTCGCAACTATCCTTACAGTATTTGGACCACCAAAAAGAGCCGAGGAAACTAATCCGCCCTTGCCCATGAAAAATGTTGCTAGCTTTGTCATCTTTGTTCCGAATAACATTGCTGCACTTTCAATAATACCGAAGCCTTTGAGCAGGGATACAACTCCTGTTCCGAACAGTACTGTACCGACAAGACCGAGTATACCGCTTAAACCGAACATATCTGAGAAACTGAAGAGAGCCTTTATTGCACCACCGATTATCGGTAAGTTGGTTAAGAAACCTTCAGTGAAGGAAGTTATCAAACCCAGTAAAGAGCTTAAGATGTTTGGAATTTCGGCAATGAAAGTCTTTGCAAAATACACAGCACCTTCGCCCAATGTTTTGCCGAGCGCTGATAACAAACCTCTATCGGTCAATACTTGAGATAAGTTATCTAAAAGAAATACACCACTTGTTGCGAAAGCAGCCAACAAAGCACCCTCAATCGCAGGAACAGGAAACAAATTCTTAACAAGAAGAAAGCCCAAACCGTAAGTTACGGTCTTTAATATTGAAGGAAACTTATCCCCCAACTCAGACATATTACCTTTGACCTTTTCAATGAATGATAAAAAGTCTGTTTGTATCTTATCAAAATCAATATTTACTTTAAAACTGGTTGGACCTTTGCTCGAAATACTTTCAAATAAACCACTCAACCCTTCTGCGTAAGGTGCTATGGTATCGTGGATTGTTTTAAAGATTCCTATAATATTTGCTTTGAAAGCTATCAATCCTGAAGAAACTTTTGACCAAAGAGTATTCGATGTTCCTACGACTTCTCCTATAGTATCCGTCCACCATGAGTGTCCAATTACTTGGTCATAGATTTGATAAAATATATCAATAACCTTTTTACCGAAAGTATCCAATGTGCTCAATACAGAATTTAAAGTAGCATTATTGTTTACACTGCTGATGAGCCTTTCCATAAGACTTGGAGGTGCCTCGAGAACTCCAGCTTGTACAGGCAGCGGAAATTCCGTGGTTTTAAATATCTTAGCTTTTATTGTTTCATATGCTTGTTTTATATTTGCTACAGCTTTATCAATATCCACCGTGAAACTAAATTTGGAAGAAAAGTCTCCTTCAAAAACTCCAGAAACTAATTCTTTAAAGAATTCTATTATCTTTCCATAGGTAACTTTAACCTTATCGAGAATATCTTCGAATAGGTTAATAAAGTTATCCTTAAAACGAGTAAATCCTGCAACGGTCAAAGACCAAAGGTTATTGGAAGTTCCTGTAATAGTGTCAACCAATCCTGTCCAACCGTCACTGCCAGTGACTATTTTGAAAAGATCTTTAAACATATCGATAACAGCAACTGCGAAAGAACGTATACTTAACAGTATCATCACAAATTCAGTCTTACCTGACATCTTATAAAAGATCTCTTTGGAAATTCTTCCAACTTCACCTGAAATCGAATTAAATACCGATATGAATAAATCTTTGAGCTGAGATAGAACCTTTCCAAAGTCTTTAGCCAAAAGATTATCGATCAAATTTGGAGGGAAAGCTTGTATTACGCTATTCTTTATTGTGTTGAAGGATTGTTTTATTTCACCAACAATCCCTAAAATTTTTGCCTTTAATTCATAATAGGCCAATGCGATATTTATACCGAATTCGAAAGCACCTTTTGATGCTTCTTCTATTTTTCTTGCAATGTTGAAAGATCTCAAACCCATGGCATCTGTTAAGCCAACGCCCTTATCAAGTTCGTTGACAAGTACTTTAAAAGCTTGTGCTGTTGCTTGTGATGCTTCTGCTAGAGTCGGAGCTAACACTGAAAATTCTTTATTAATGTTCGAGGCCTGTGCAAGTAGAGATTTAAAAACAATATCTCCCGTAACCTTGCCTTCCGCAGCCATTGCACGCAATTCACCTTGCGTAACTTTTAATTCTTTTGTAATTGCTTCAATCAATCCAGGGGCTTGTTCCATTACACTGTTAAATTCATCTCCTCTTAATGTGCCTGAAGATAAACCTTGACCCAGTTGGATAATGGCGCTGTTCGCAGATTCTGCCGCAGTTCCTGAGATTGCAAATGATTGTTGTATCGCTTTTGTTACTGTCAAAATATCTCGAGAAGATTGATGAGTATTTTTTAAAGCTCTACCGAATGTTGTATATGTTTGTACAGTGTTTGCAACAGAACCTCTTGTCGCCTTTGCGATATCTAAGAGTCCTGTTTGTACCGCAACAAGTTCTTTTGTTCTACCTGTAACTGTTGCTATTTTATTCTCAAGTTGTTTAAACTCTGTTGAAATGTTCTTTACGTACGCCAATGAACCACCCAGCGCAGCTAAACCTCCGATACTGACAAACATTTGTTTGAGAGAATCTGAAACTCCTTTGGTACTTGTCTCGATATTTTTAATCGACTTATTTATACTTTGTAAGTCTTTTTCAGCTTGCGCAGTTTTGGCGTTTACATCAATTATAATACCAGACATAAATATCCTTGTTTAAAACCCCACTCAATTACAAGTGGGGTATTGTTAAATTATAAGTTACTAACAATTACACCGTTTGGTTTTACTGCTAAACTTTTCAGAAGAGTCTTTTCAATGAAATAAGAAGGCGCTTGTTTTGAAGTTCCTCTATTTAAATCATCAATATATGGAATTTTATTTATAATTGAAGTTCCAGTATATTTCCACCCATCTCTTGCTGCACCCGAATCTACAGGTGTTTCTTCTTTCAAATCTTTAATGAGCTTTTTCACTATGATATCTTTGGCAAGATTTGCTTGTTCATCTATTTCTTTTTTAAAATTTAAATTCTTTTTTATTTTAATCATAAATCTAATCTGTCTCCTCCACCAGCTCCCAAAAGCTTTTGAAATAATCCAGAATGTTTAAAGTTTGAAACATTAAATCCTTCAGATTTGTTGCGATTATAGATAGGGTCAAGTGAAGCAAATATATTCCAAGGTTTTTCTTTAACGCCTTGTGTTTGTAAATACTTCATTGTCCTGTCGTCCTCACGCCAACCCACAGGCCTTTGTTCAAAATATGAAAACCAACCTAGAAGTTCTTCATATGTCATTTCAGATTCTAGTTTATATATCGGAAGATGTAAATGAAATGCTAATTCATAAATTGCCAAATCTTCATCAGTGAGAATTACTTTCCCTGATCTGCACCAATACCTGAAAATTTCATAATTTCATTGGAAAGTTTTGATAACTCATCCATAGGAAATGTTTGAAAGTCTTCATCGGCCAAATCTTCAGCACCCTCAACAGCTGAACGAATCACTGTTTGTAATAATGCAAGACCCGCAGATTCATCCGATTCTATTTCTTTAGCTTTGACTTGAATGTCCATAACTTCAGCAACACTCAATTTTGAGATTTTAATATCTTCGCCCATAAATTTTACAGACTTAGTCATCTTACGACCTACTAAACTTTTAATACCTGACATACTATTTACCTTTATTTGTGGGACCATTTTATAATTCCATTATTGATGAGTGATTACTCACCTTTAAAATTATCTGAATTCAAAGCTTGAAAATCATCAAGATTTTTACGCATTTGATGTAATATTGATAGAGTTATAAAAACTTCTTTTGCCTTGTCTGTGTCCGGCTGAAACTCTTTAACTCTTTCAAATGTTTTACGTATACTAATATCAATGCTTTTACGCATATGTTTAGCCGTAGTTTTTAGTACATAACTTGTACTGAATGGTTTTTGTAATTCGTCTGTCATAATTATCCTTAATTAAAAAGTAGGGCACCGTTATTGGCCACGATTGTTTAAGTGTTCTTAACCGAGGAACACCCCTATCAATTTATTTAGATTGTATAAGCACCATAGAAATCTGATTGTACAGAGATTGCAATTGTTGCAGTTGTAGCATCAGTCAATGATGGAGTTACCAATAAAGATTCTAATTTACCGAAGAAATAGTACTGACTGTTTTGAACAGTACCTAATCCGCCAACAATAGAATCATATTTGCCCAAAGAAGCACCAGCAGTTGCTGTTGAATCTGCATTTAACAAAGTGAAACGCCAAACACGAGAAACACCGTCACCCACCATGTTAGCTAAAGAAGATTCAGGAGTACTACCTGAAGTTCCTTTTGCCCAATCACTTGGTACATAGTTGATTGTGATTTCTAAAGATGGTGCATCAGATTGTCCACCGATACTTTGGCCTTGCTTTTGACCGTATACAGGTACACTAACGATATTAGCAGGAGTACCAATAGCTGGAAACTCTCTAACATTACTTACTTTAGCATATTTTGAAATAGAAGTGGCGGTTACAAACAATGCTTGAAAACCTGTAGCATCTTTAGTGGCCGGTTGAGTTGGTGCTGACTCTGCTTTACCAGAAGTAACAGTACCTGTGATTACAGAAAGATCTGTGAACATTGCAGCGCCAATAGAAGAAATATGTGCCATTTTTATAAAGCTCCGAAGAAATTAAAAGGGATTGAGTAAGTTGCTCTGAATAAGGTTGGATTGTCTTTATCATTTCCAGAGTAATCTAAAGAGCTGTTAGCAAATTGTGTTACAGCTTTTGATTCTGTTGATAATGATTTACCGACCAAATAAGAGTCTAGCTTGTCTGCAATAAGAGATGTTCTTTTAGTTCCATTTCCTGCAAGTGTAAATATATCTATTAATAGAACACCTGATGTTGAATTTAAATTAATTCCAAATCCTTTCGGTAAGATATTTATCCTGATAAACTCTTCACCCGCATTTACAGTTACAAAATTAGATGGAAAAGTCTTTATAACTTCTTCGGTCCATGTAATATTTGAAAATAATGAAAAGATATCTTTTTCAAGATTTGTATATTTTCCCATTATCCCTCCAAATAAATACTTGTAACAGAAATAAATCCATCATTTTTTATTGATGAGCCTATTTTCCATACAACGCTATTGATTGTTACTGTGGTGTATAAGGAGATATCACCAACATCTTGTGTTTTAAACATTATTTGTTTTTCTTTTGTATTTCTATCTTTAGAAGATTTTTTCTCATCCATAAGAATTATCTTTGCAGTAATAGTATCAGAAGTTGTATTAGTAACCTCACGAGTTGTAAAATCAAAAGATACTCCACCTTTTTTGGTGAATATTGCTGTATCGGCTAAATCTTTAATAAGATTAAAAGCACGAGTAAGATTGTTATCAATAATTTTAGCATAACTCATTAGTTTGCCCGCCACCAAGTATTAGTTGCAGTGTTTAATAACAAAGGTCTTATAAGTCTTTTAACCACTGATGGTATCTTTCCTGGATTCCTTATTTTTGTAAGAGAAATACCACCAATATTTAAATCTAAAGCTGAGCCTGTATCATCCAATAATCCGTCATTGTTTAATAAATGATATGCCAACTGTAAACTTGCTGTTAAAATTCTTAAAGGTACATTTGAAATTTCTACTGTAATACCGAGCCTCGGATCAAAATATGAACCTATTCTTGGAAAAGCTAGAAGTTGAGAAGAGTCTGTAGCAACCCCTGTCCAGGCCAAATCATCTAGCATTGATGTTGCTGTAATTAAAGCCTGAGACTTTTGAGCTTCAGTAGCAGAAGTCCATGCGGCAACATCTAATCTATCTGAAAAATATGCATCAGCTTCTAAAATCGTTGCATAAGAGTTTGTACCTTTCACGAGTGCCATGGCTAATCCTTAAGAATGGAATACTGGCAAAATACCTAAAGAAAGAGCTGAGGCAACTTTACGAGTCCAAGTACCTGTACTTGCAGTGATAGAAGTAGCTGCAGTTACAGCTTTAGCTGTACCACCTTCAATTACAGATTTATATTCATCATTGCTGACGAATTTTTCTTGTGAACCGTTCCAATCATAACCTGCAGGAGCAAGTACATAACCCCAACGATACCAAATAGAAGTAGCACCGCCACCTTTATAAGAATTGGCATTACGATAAATTTCAACTTGATCAGGAACCATTAATGATTCAAGAGCAATAGCACCTGGCAATACGATAAAGCTAGTTTTAGTACCAACAATATCAACACCGTTACCAGTATTTAATTTAGCCAATTCAGCAGTTGTGAAGCCTTGGCTTGCACGAGTTTGAATTATACGGAATTTACCGTTGAAAATAGTATTGAAATTAATGTTACCATCAACAACAACAATTTCATCAACTAAATTTGCTGAACGCAAAGATGCATAAACTTCAGGAGAAGTTACTAAATAAGCATATTCAGGCTCATAATCTTTGAATGCTTTACCAATAGCTTGTAAAAAGCCTTCAGCACGAGCTGCGCCTTGAACAGAAACAGTTGCATCAACAACAGGTTTTGCTGCACCAAGATCAACATAAAAGCCATATTTCTTATCTGTAGGATCATTATCAAAAGATTGACCACCAAGACCTGTAGCACCTGATCCTGTGCCAGCACCATTAAGTACTTCAGAAATCGCAACACCTTTCAATACAGCAAGAATTGCGTCATGCTCATCTTGGCTACGAGTTTCGCCCAAATCACGTCCTACTTTAGCAAGACCATCTGATTGAGTAACAATTTGTTGCATATTAATCTTTTCAGCACCGTGAGTACGAACACTTTTGACATAACGTAAAAAGTCAGATGCAAAAGTAGTTTTATCACCTGCAGCAGAATCAGTTAAAGACGCTACATTGATAGTTGGATTTAAAGGTTTTAACCAACGAACTTGACCAATAAAGGTTTCTGTATCAGTATTGATTAAAGGGTTATTACCAACAATACCTGTTCCAGATAACTTTTTCGCATTTGAATAAGCTTCATCTGAATATGCACTGATTGCTTCTTGTAATACATGAGTATCACCAAGTGCGCCTGTATAAGACTTTATAGTCATTTTTATTCCTTAAAATTTATTTGTTTATTTAACGAAGTTTCCCTTCTCTAATTCTTTTTAAGACTTCATCTTGTGAAAGGTCAAATATAGATTTAGGTGCTTCTTTTGTGTTTGTTGTTGTTATACCTGAACTGCCAGATCCTGAAGAGATTTTAGGTTGAAATAAGAAAGAATTTTCTTCATTTTCAGCAAAGGTTTTTACAAAATCTTCAACTGAAATGCCTGAACGATGTACCCAGTTTCCATTTTCATTTTGGATAAGTTGCCCAATAACTTCCTTATAAGCCATCTCTGACGCTGTTGTGCTTCTAAATGTATATCCTGTCAATATGGTCTTTAATCCGATATCTCTTGTTAATTCTACATTTCTTTTCTCAAGCACTTCTCTTTTAGCTTTCTCTTCGGCCAGTTGAATTTCGTATGCTTCCTTGTGCTTACCTTCATCTTGTAGTCTCTTTAGTTCCGCTTCTCTATCTTTTTGTTCATATTCAGCAATCTTTTTGAGTGCCTCATCTCTGGCTGCATAGGCACTGTCCAGTTTGTCTTTTATAGGCTTAAGATTCTCATTAATACGTTCCTCAACTAACTTTGTAACCAAGTCCTCGTCTTCCTTTTTAGCGGGAGGTACAATAACAGTTTCAGATGTAGTAGGATCTATAATTTCTTCAGACATGTGTTTTCCTTTGAGTACAACTCAATAAAATGAATAAGAATACAATTCTTATTAAATTTGTAATAAGTTTTGTGTAGCAAGAATACTACACAGAACTGTTTAAAATATGGGTTAATTTAACGGGGTCTTTATATTACCCAATACCATACCACCCATAGTCATCTTTAAATCCTTCCGGAATTTCTTTTATAATATCTTCAAATTTCAAGATATCCTTTTCTTCCAAAACTTTACCTCCAACGACAGACCTGCCAGGGATAGGGATTAACCCTATATCCTTAGCTTCATTCAAATACTTATCGTAAAGCTCTTTAGGTAAGCCTCTAGACCTCATCTCATTAAGTGTATCTTGAATTACATTTCTTTCCAATACAGTTGAATATATTTCTCTAAGAGCTTTTCGAGCTTTTAACATATCAGCCGCATTTGCGAAGAATGCATCATGAATTGTTGAAGTAGGAACATTATTCTCCTTACCCCATAAGTGGAACTTCTTAACGAGAGTGGCATCATTGGAATGATTCATGTTTACTCCAAAAGCTGTTCTGGCACGAGTGGCATCAACAATATCATTGATCTTTCCAGATTTGTTTATGACTTGTTCCCACCATGTTGCTTCAGTCTTCTGCGGTATTTGAAGAATGTTTGTAACCCATTTACCATCTTTGTCTTTGTAGGTGAGTCTCTCTTCAAAATTTTGTGTAAAATTCTGTTCAATGACCTTGCCATCAAAGTTTACCGAAGGTGCATTTGTCCAACTCTTCGGCATTTTGTTTGCTGTGAATACTTCAATACCCTTAGTGATATCTATCTGAGCAACATCAAGCTTAAGCGTTGTAAATCCTGTACGTCTATTATCTGGAGCCTTAACACCATATATAATATCCGCCATAGTTCCATTGGGTTTCCAAAAACCGAATCGCTTGATAAGCTTCTCACTCACAGGCTCACCGGCCTTCAATCCTAATATTTCACTTATCCTGTCAGGCAGTATATAACCTCTTTTGCGATCTCCGAGTACTTGACCCTTAGCTATAGATTTCCAATCGAAATCACTTGATGATGGTCTGGCATTATTCAAAAAGTCTTCAGCGAGTCTTCCGAAATACTTAGTAAAGTCTTTAAGTATCGGTACTTGATCTCTAAGGTTCTCACTCATTATTTTGGCGATAGTCTTGAAGTCTTCAGGGGTAACTATTCTTTCATAAGATCGTGACATCTTTTCAACTAAATCTTTTGTCTTTGGATCTAAGAAAAATAATTGTTCCATAATATCATCACCCGGATCTAAGCCTTTGTTGAAAACATTTTTAATATTTTCTCTAAGTACTCTAAGTTCCGCTCCACCTTCAGGGTCATATCTTTCGACACGAGCAATTCTTGCTGACACTTCATTGAGGACAATATCACGATCTGAAGCTTTGACAACCAATGTGTCGGTATCTTTACCGAGTATTTTGGCAAGCTTACCTTCAACACTCATAATACCTGTCTTCTCACCTGCACCGTAAAATGTGACCATGTTCTGCGCTTTGGCGGCTTTTCTTAAATCCTTTTCATTGAGACCGAGTTTTTCATTCAGCTTTCTGAAACGAGGATCATTGAAAGTTGCCGCAGCGATCTCATCATACAGTCTACGTTTCTGCATTGTGGGTACGACATTGCTCATTTCAGCAAGTTGTTTATTCTTTGTTGTCAGGGCAATGATCTGAGCACCGGAAGATGAAGCATCTTGTTCGAGAGCCAACGCTATTTTATATTCTCTGAGTTTTTCCAAAGAAGCTGCTGAATAGTCTCCAACCAGATAATTATCTATCTTAGCTGACTCAATGGCAAATCGAAAGAACTTACCCAACTCTTCTCCGTCAATCTTGGACACAAAATCTGAATCCAATATAGCACGGATATCATTAGGCTTTCCTCTGAGCATATGATTACCGATCTGAATAATATCTCCATTCCATTTATCAACTATCTTTTGTCTACCTGTAATTGATAATGAGTTGTATCTACCTTCAAAGTGGTCACTCAATCCTCCGAGAAACGCTCCGATCTGATCTCGAAAGTTGGAATAGTCTTCAGGACTAAAATTTTTCGATACAGCTGTGTTAAGAAAGGGTCTGAAAGTCTCTCCAGATTGAGGAGATATGAGACCTCGATCATATATCCTAGCTCGATGATCAACAAAGGCATGGTTAGCAAAAGCACTATCAGATTTACGTAACCAATCCATCGCTTTAAATCTTTCATACGCATCTCCTCTGGATGATATATATTTACGATATTCATTTAGATCATTATACTTTTGAGCATTACCTCGATCATCTTGAAAATATAAAAGCTTTTTCGTGAAATCATAAAAGTCTTGATCAACCTTATATTCTGTTTTTGATGCCCAATTCAAAGCATCAACCATATTTTTATCCACAAGTTCTTCGGGAAAATCACTGAAACTGCTTGTCGATGTTATCGGTATTCTTGTATCTTCAAGCCCCAATACACCACGATCGGTGAAATATGTTTTATAACCTTCTCTGAAGATCAGTTTATTCTTTTTATTGGTCACTCCGACACGTAAGCCCACATCGACCTTTCTTACGAGTTGTGAGTATTCTTGAATACGAGGATCGGTCACTCTTATATTGAAAGATAATGAGTCATAGTATGGCCCGAAGAGTTGTCCGCTCAGACGACTTTTCATTCTTCTTTTTTGAACACCGTATGTTTCAATCTCAAAGAATTTATTTATATTCTTCGACTCAAGAAGTTTCATTCCTGTGTTATACCATTCGTTTCTTGTACCATTATAATTTGCCATATTATAAAGGTCACGACCTAGTGCCACAGCAAATTGATCTCTGTCGGGCATATCAGCCATGCTCAATCGATGAGAAAATCTTAAATAGAATTGTTGCAAGTCTTGATCACTTAATCGATTCTTCAATTTCAAAGGTATTTTATAATCAAATACATTTCTCAATTCTCTTGAAATCTTAGGAGCTACAGTGTCTTCCCAGTCATTACGTTTAAATATGTTTGAAATAAAATTATCTGAAAGATCTTGAAGTTGAGTCGGTCCAAGTATAGGGTCTATGTAATTATCTTGTAATAACCTTTTTAATGGATCTATATCCTTCCGTATTTGTGTTTCAATGGCATCGGATACGTTCATCACATCAAACTTGATTTGGCCTTGTGTGACGGCTTTGAAGTTCCCCCAAAGTTCCTTATTCTCACGTTGACGACCGAATATAATCCTGAGATTATCTGTGATCACAGCTCTTTCATTGGCACTCATCTTTTCAGATAAACCTGTGATAAAAGTATTGATAAATTCTTTATCTTTATCCAGAAGTTTATCACTCTCATCGACAAGTCTTAAGTTGTTATTCAATACTCCGATATTGGGTTGATATAGACGTGTATCTTCATATCGCCCTGTCACCGGATTGAAAATCATCTGATCTTCTCTAGGTAAAGTCGTTAACACCCTACTCTTCGTAATTTTCTTGTTGCCTATTAAGGCACCGCGATAGTTGGTCAAAGAAAGTGTTCCGTTCAATTCGCCCGATTGTAATAGGTAATAATCTTGAAGTGTTTGTGTAAGTTTAGGATCTTTTATGAAGTCATCTGGTGTTGTTGCATACAGTTGCATAGAATCCAAACGAGCTTTCGCATTCGCAAACTTAACTGTATCGTTGGGCATCGTGTACCCTGAATCCGTCATCGATCTGAGTTCTTTGATGCCTATTGTATTGCCCTCAGCATTAGTGAAACCATCAAGCGTCAGTTGTCCCGATTGGAATAGTTCCAACTTCTGATAATCACCCAGATGTCTAAGTTGAACATCTTTAGGTTGTCGATACAACCAATCATTGTATGTTTCTTTTAATGGAGTTTGTCCATCATAAAACGCTATTTGATCTTTTGTCAAATTTGCTATGTTTTGTCGCCTCACCTGAGCAACACTCTCTATCTTAGAGATGTCCTCCCAAGATTTAAAAACCGGAACTGTTGTCGAACGACAATGCCAGTGTGCCGGAGGCAAGTGCCGTGTGTCGCTGATAGGGTAGATCTCCCCGTCCCTGTGCGCACACAGAGGGGTGGTTCTCGCATCCAGAACTGCCACATACTGCCACCCTTGCAGGGCTTTTTCGTTGGTTTTGTAAACTTCACGATCCGCTTGTGATCGTATACTTGTGATTGATGTCGTCACAAGTGTTTGGGATTGCATTTTAGTTATATTATGAATATTACCCTTTCTTACGAGAAGAGCAATCTCATTATTTGTCTTACCCTCAGCAATACCTTTTCGAATTACTGATTCTAAACGTTTCTTTTCATTCAGACTGATACCCACCCATCCGGCCGCGAGTGTTCTGTCATTGTACAGAGGTCTCTCAAGTACCAGAGACTCAGGTATGATTCTCGGCTTTTTAGTTTGCCAAATCTTACCCATCGCAGATTCAATGTTCTGATATGTGAATGATATTTGATCAGCTGCCATTCCGACAAGATCTTTTCGAGAAGTGTTAAATGCTTCTCGATAAGTTCCTTGCAATTCCTTATCCACGGCTTCTCTGAAGGTCTCATAACCTTTTTGAGAGAGATTTGCATCTTTAATTAACTTGTCCAACCTAACAACATGACCATCAATGATCAACGCAACTTTACCGTTAACTCGTCTCTCGAACAGACGTATCATAGCTGCCCTATCCAGTGTTTTATCGTATATTTTTGTGTTGGCATTAATGGCCATTTGTTTTCCTTATTTTAAAATGAGGTTTGCCCCTGACGCGGCTCTCAGTGTCTTTCCGATAGTGTGACCAGTGACCCCATAACCTTTACGTTCATAGAGGGCTTTTGAAGCTGCATTATTTCTTGAATGCTGTAAAACACCTGTAAGGAACCCAGCAACAGCGCCCATTAGTATAGGTTTCTTTTTATGTTTACCGGCAGCATTATTATTAACCCTTAAAGCGGGGTTTGAGCCCTTTCCTCTCTTGGCCATGGTTATTTCTTTTTAGCTTTATACTTGGACTTGCCTGAACCTGCAAGTCTAGCACCTATTCTTGAACCTGCATAGTTTGTTGCGGCTCCTATAGTACCACCCGCAACGGCACCTGCAGCGGCACCTTCTCCAAGATGACCTGTTGCCAAGCCCACAGTGGCACCTTTTGCGGCACCCAACAAAGCGCCTGTCGTTCCACCGACAATGGCCGAAGCTCTTCTTGCTCTCCGAATAACTCTTTCTCCATTGGCCTTATTTGGACCATTTACTGTTTTATTGGCATGTACTCCTGCCAATGCACCTCCGACCATTGCTCCGATACCGCCACCCACAAGAGAACTTATTGCTCCTGCTCTTGCTCCACCGCCTGAACCTTTGGCATTTTTATTGCCTTTCAAAGCTGCTGATAATTTAGGATTCTTCTTTCCCGGTACACCTTTCAACTTAGCCATTTTCTTTTCCTTATTGTTGTGTTATTGTTTGTGCATATGCATCATCAGGTTGCGGCATCAATGCTTGATCCGCAGTTATTTCTTGCTTGGCGGCTTCATCATCATACTCAGGTTCAACCATGTCGTTTTGTTTCAATAATTGAATCCATACAGATCTTGGCAGCAATCCCGCTTGATACCATTCGGTCGCGAGACGTAACCAATCCGAACCCAGAGGAACTGGATTGAAATCACTTGTGAGTGTGAACTCAATATCGGCTGAAGTTAATTGTAAGTTATACCTCCAATTAATCATACATGTAATGATTTGTTTCATCACATTACTGATTTTATTACTCAATGTGCCCAACTGAGCTGTTTGAGCCGCATTACGTATTTCCAAAGCAACGCCCGATTGTGCAGTTTCGGGAGATAACATCTTAATACCGAGCTTGGACATTTCTTCAATGGAAGATGCTATTGCTCTATCCATGTCTTGCAATGCAGCTGTCGGTGTTTCAAGAACCTTAGCGTCATCACCTTGTCTCAATCTCAACCATGTACCCAGACCACCTTGAACAATCTCATCAAAATCATCATCCGGCATATCCGAGATGATTATTGGAGTATATGTTGAAGCACCGTACAGAAGATGATTACGTCTACTTATTTTATTGTAGAGGCTTATCTCTTTATCAATGACCGCCATGAGCATAGGCTCGACGGCTTCCACAGTACCGTTCAAAGGCCATGCGGGAATATAATCCAATTTTTCGCCATTTGATAATATATTATCAATTGTGTCGACCAATTCGAAAGGGGCTTTTTCTTGATTATAATTCTTATATTGTTTACCGTCGATCACCGTGACTTGTGAAGTGTCTGATGTTCTTTCGTATATACGAATACGATATAAATCTTGATCATCCAATTCATGTACCCAAACGGTATCTCGAAATGTTGGATGAAACTCATTAACTTCATAATTTTCTCTATAACCACGAACAATGACTCTATCCAAAAGAGTTTTGCCATGACTGTTTGTTCTTGTTCTCCAATTCACAATGGATTCTGCTTTTTGCAGTATCGGATATGGCTTGAACTTCTTGAAATCTTCACTTGACAGTGTTTGAGGATTCATTATTTGTGGGTAGTCCACAAAAACCCAAGCTCTTGAAGTTTGTATCTCATCATACAATGCAGCATCAAGAAAAGATGTTAATGGTGTATCGTCTTTTCCGAACTCATTGATTATCCAGTTCTTAGCTTCTTCAGGAACACTGTTCGGTAATGTCAGTATAGGTTGTTTACGTAACAAGCCTCCCACAAGCATCTTGGCAAATTGTGCCGTGATACCCGGAAGCTCTGCTTCAGCCTTATAAAACTCATATTGGCTTTGAGACATCGAAGGCGAAAAAGGAATTAGTAAATTGGTGAAACGAATTGTGTCAACAATGCCGTCAAATTCCTTAACGTAACGCTCCCCACTGCAGACAGCCCTACTTTTATCCCATAAAGGTTTTAAAGAATCATACGATGCATTTGGATCTGCGACTGTTTTTACTGAAGACTGAGCAGCGTTAACTATGGCCATCGCTTAGCCTCTTAATCTTAAATTGAAATCTTCAACAGTACCTGTGAATGTTTCGAAAGAATTGCTGCAAGAAGCTTCAATACTACCGTCTTCAAGTTGAACGATATTCCAGTTTGATGGATTACGCTCTGAAAAAGCATCTTCCACAATTGGTTTCTCAATAATTGGTTCTTCTATCATTTTAGGACTTATAGCCATTTTTATTTCCTTAGTTTAAGCTTCTACGTTCGTAAATAGGATTCACGATAACTCTAGAAGAATATGATTGTTTACTGTTTATACGTTTTTCCGTATATTCTATATATGTTAGTTTTGGAGCTGACCATAAATTTATCGGAGGGAAGGTGAAACGTCCCCATATCAATTCACACTCTAACATTCAAGTATTCCCTTACATCTTTGATAGTTCGAAATCCTATCAGCCTTACCGTTTTGACCACCGTTAATAATTTTCGTTGTGCGATCGAAATTACCCACATCAGCAAACCTATTGAGATTATGAGTATTCCAAAACCAAGCAGCACTTCGACAAGCATATTCAGTCTCCTTTAATAATCTAGGGTTATGTATCAAATCGGCCTTGAGACCTTCTCCACATTTCTTATAATTATCGTATCCTGTGATTTGTATTAGACCACGACCTTTATAAAATTTTCCTGTGGTTGAATCATTGGCATGAGCTATTTGTAAAGCCGCAAATTCCAAATTACCCAAATCTTTTCTGAATTCATAATTTGAACCGCTGGCTATTTCTTCCACATAATGTAAAGAGCCACTCTCATGTGTTATTTGGGCGATGAATGCCGATATTTGAAGAGGAGTCAATATATTAAACTCCTTCATAGCATTATTCAATGGTGATAAGAACTTATCAATATTCTTATCCGTGGCATTCGGCATCATATCGTGTAACTGTTCAGACGTAAGAACCATATATTATTTCCCAATTGTTTTTGTGTCAATACCTTTCAGTTTGTCAAAAGTTCTCAATCCTCCAAGACCCAATAACCCCATAAGTATATCTGTACTTGCTGAGTCAATTATGACAGGAAATGGGGGTAAATTGAAGCATAAGGCAAGCCAATTAAGTAAACTTCCGCCTATCCCTATATAGAACAAGGTGATAACTCCCACCCACATTGCCGCAGGTCTTGCTCCTGCGATGAATACACTGGAACTCGAAGCTTCGACTTTATTTATCTCGAGTTGTCCAAGTACTAAGTTAAACTCGTTACTTATCTCAGCGGCTATACGGTCAAGTTTAGCTTTCTCAATCGTGGTTGCGTCAGGGTATATCCTTTCAACAACGGTGGAAGCAAGATTGGCCACCGAAGTTATTGCATCATCTATGCCGAACATTATTCTGAAACTTCTTCTTTTGGTAGTGCCTCAACTTGAGGCACGGCTTGTACCTTAATCTTCTCAACTAACTCTGCCACTTGAACGTAAGGTGCTTGACCCAGTGCTTGTAGGATAAGGTTAATTTCTTGTACCGATAAGTCTAAATTAATCATTTTTATACAATCCAAGGTAGGGGTGGTGTTACTATAGTCGGGTTAATCTGAGCTTCGATTTGGTCAGCAACAGACTTTTCATAAGACGCTACTTGTTCTGCGCCCAATGATGTTTGTGTCCAAGAGATAACGTCATCCAAAGTTAAATCTTCATAAGGTGTGTAGTCAGGTTTATCAGGATCAACTTCAAATGACGCTGTGCCGTAGACTGAACCTGTGTAAGTACCATCAGTTGCAGTAAGAGTCCAATGAGCCGTCACAACATAATCAAGCATACCATTTACGTCAGGTTTGCAATTCATTGCTACGATGTTCCATTTGTTTGTAATCATTTTATAATCCTGCTTTAGTTAGTCTTGCGGTTAATGCTTCGATGAGGGTTTGTTGTTCTTGGATTGCTTTGACTAATCTAGGTGTTAATTTACTATAATCTACACCCCACGTATCTTCAGAAGTTTGTCCTTCACATACACATTCAGGAGCAACAGATTGTATTTCTTGCGCAATCACCCCATACATTTGATGCGATGCGTTGCCAATCCAATTAAAACTGCGTATTTGAATAGAATTTATTGAGCCAATAGCAGAAGGTGCATCAATAATATTTTCTTTTAATCGTTTATCAGATGATGTTATAAATGAAGTGGAAGTGTTATCCATATTCATGCCACCAACATATGTTGCCCCGTAGTAATTTAGTATTGCATTTGTTGCACCTGAGTTTGGTTTATTGAATACTTGTATTGCTCCGCCCCCAGCACCTCCACGCCCTAATGTTACATTACCTGCGGCGGCTGTAGCTCCCCCCACCAGCACATTACCGCTGGCGTCGATGGTCATTTTTACAGATGCCCCTGTCCATAACTGCAAGCTTCTTGAGCTATTATCATATTTAAGCCCCGCATCAAATAGTGACAGTCCTTGTGACCCAAACCCTATTTGTTGAGTTCTAGTAGCAGCGTTATCAGTCAGTAATGTTAAACCCAAATTACCAGCGTTATACATTATTAGATTATTTGCACCAATAACAGGATTTCCTGTAGCTGGAACAGAAGTAGGAATAGTCCCAATACCCACGTTGCCGCTGGAGTCGATGCGCATTCTTTCTGTGCCTGCTGAATTTAACCAACTAAAGTCGGCTAGCGCTGGAGATGCTTGATAGGCTTGAAACAACATCCCGTAGTTAGCATTTGTAAAAATACAACCAGCAGACGATGAAGTTCCTGTTGCTATTTTAATTGTTCCGTTTACATCAAGTTTTACACCGCTTGTAGGCGAACTCGTCCCGATCCCCACGTTGCCGGCAATAATAGCTCCGTTGGTAGGAATACTGTACATATTTACGGCGGAGTATCCAATGTTTATCCCACCATTAGGTCCTAATTGCGCAAATCCTGTTGGTGATGTCAAGCTTCCTGTGTTAAAGGTTATCTCTCTTGAGGAAGTAAATGATAATCCGGGAGCACCTGTACTGCCACTTGAAATCTTACATAAAGCGGTGCCTCCATTTGAAAGAGTAATTGTTGGCCCATTAGCATCTACTGTTAATCCTCTACCTGAACCTGCAGAAATTGTAAGTTTGTCAGCTGTGGTTGTACTCGTTCCAATCCCCACGTTGCCGGAAGCATCTTTATAGACTTGACCTGAGCCAATATTAAGTATGCCTGTGGAGCCTGTGAGTGTGCCTGTGTAGGCTAGGTTAGCGGCAGTTGTTGTGCCTGTCGCTGTTAAATCCGCAACCTTAACCGATGCTTTGTTTTGAAATGCCATATCCCCCAACATACCATTGACAGGCACTTGATCTGGCGCTGTACCAATTAGTGTACTCATAAGATCACCTCAGGCCAGCCAGCCCAGTTATTCGGTATATGCAAAACAGGAGGTACAGGATTTCCGTCCTCATCTGTCGTATCAGGTAGATAGTTAATAAAGCTAGGGTCTAGCGCTGACGATCTTATAAACCCAGCATCAGCGTAACCTTCCCATTCCCACATGCCCATCAGCGTAAATGGCAAGCCTAAAGTAGTTATAGACTCAACAGTAAAGTTATCAGTGGTAGTTGCGTCTAGGATTGATAACCCCGTGTACACTGTGATAATGTCGGGTAATGGTGCATCTGTTGTAGACTCAGGGTCAGGCGTAGTGATTGTATAAGTTTCAGTACCATAGCTGATTGTACCCGGCATTGGCATAATATACTGAGCAAATACCGAGCTAATACCCGCTTGTTGCTCAGGTGTCAGTTGGTCAAATGTCAGCCCTGTTGGACTTGTTAGTATTAGTCTTTTCATGATGTCAAAGCCACAAGGTTGGAAGATGAAAGAGCCACAGGGTAGTAAGAGAGTTTTCGTACCCATCCATTTAAAGGAGCTGATGACCCATAAGCAGTGCCTATATTCAATTTATTAATAGTTGTAGATACGCTTGTTAATGTACTATTTGTAGTTATTACCCCATTAACCCCTGACGCATAGAGACTGGCTTTATAAGATAAACTAACTTTATATGGAGATGCCCCCGGAGCACTTCCCACACTGATTGCAGTACCATTTGAAGCAGCAAATATAGTAGCCCCAGACCTAATGGTATAAATATTGCCATAATTAGAAACACCATCATCAAGACTTGCTGAAATCCCCCATAATGCCCCAGTTGCATAAGGGCTCCATGCTTCCACACACATACTCCCCTGACTCTGATTATACCAAGAACTAAAGTTAGTCCCACTCATGCTGGCAACATCAGCAGCACGAGTTACGGTTGAGGCTACTGTTGGTATGTAGCTTGTGGCGAATGCTCCAGCCTCAAGTTGTGCGCCCCAAATGTAGATGCCTGAGTAGCCGTTGCCTGTAACTACTGAAGATGTATTTGCATCAACTGACGATAAATATAAAGTTCTACCTGTAGCTGTATTAAGCGAGCTTACTGATATTCTATACCACCCATTTCCAACAGATGTAATGGTAGGATTTAACGCCAAAGACCTTACTGTCCCGACTACACCATTTAAAATGTCAAACCAACAATCATCATTACTACTAGCTGCTTCAGGTGCTGCAAGGTAAACCCATTGTCGTCCCGCATATTTGACATAAATA